CTATTTGCTACATTTAAGAAACGCATATATGGCATGCCATTTGCTACATATAAGACCCCTTATATGGCACCCCTTATATAACACTTAATGGCAGGCACTTATATACACATTTGCTACATTTAATATAATATAATATACTCATATTAAATAACATATAAGGCACATATATTATAGGCACATATGCTACATTTAATATACACATATATGCCGCCACTAATTAACAATTAAGGCACACATATATGCCATGCCATTTGAGCAACTTTATATACACATATTATATGCCACTAAATGATAATTAAGGCATGGCAATATATACATCTATTTGCTACATTTAATATAAGGCAATATGCCATTATTAAATATTACATAAGGCGGCATATATGCCAATACATTTGCTACATTTTATAATATACATATTTTAATTAATTTGCTACATTTAAGGCATGGCAATATGCCACACTAAATTGCTCAAACTCATGCATGAGCATTTGCTTTACTTAAGAGCACAAATATGATATAATAAAATATAGCAAATGAGCAGATGATTGCTTCGAGGTTTGCTGCTCCCTGATGTGCGATGGCCGTGTTATAAAAGCGCTTAAGTCCCTAACCTACAACGAACCAAAAGCGAGAGCTATATATTATTCCATTTCAAAATATTTTTCAGGTATAAAAAAAATGCACAAGGTTGATATAGAGTGGCAGGATCAATTCGGACATTGGCACCACTTATCCTATATGCATAATGAAGCGTTTGCATATAAAAGTGCGAGTGCAAGGGCAAAGTCCACGGGTAAACGACATAGGCTGTTGATAGATGGGAGTATTTGTGATATAATAGAACCATAAGTAATAAGGGTTCTATTAAAAAAAGAAATGCCAGTTTACAGAGACTACGAGATTCGTATTAACTTGAATGAGTTAATAGAGAAGAGAATACCTGCGTGTAATCTTACTCATCCTGATCATTGCTTCACTGAGGCACAGATACAGGACATAGCACATGATATTAATATGGATTTAAACTTACATCCTATCTACCATCAAGTAGATGAACATATTATGCGTTATGTTAAGGCTGCAAATATTGAGAATAAAGATCACTGGATAGAAGAACACTTACCTGATCTATATGATAGAGGTGTTAGTGTAGATGAAAGAGGCATTGATTTCGATTAACCATGAGCGCACAAGACAATGACATTAGGATTACATTCAACTTAAATGAGTTGGTTGAGATCCGAGCAAAGTTACTCTCTCAAGGTGGAGACTACTCTAAGGAGATTAGTAAAGGTGAATGGCTTAATGCCGATGATATAGATGAAATTGCTGTAGATGCAAGGATTCGTCTTACATGGGATAGTCTATACTCTATGATAGATGACCTTATATTAGAGTATTTGGATATAAAGAATAAAGATCACCACTATGGCGAGATTCAACCTGAACCTGGCCGTGAAACAGAATTAAATAAGAGAGAAGCAGAGGCAAAGAAAAGAAAGGCCTACTTTGATAAGAACTTTGATATGGTTGAACTGGATGGCGGTTCATGGAAAATGCAAGTACCTGTACGAAAGAAAAAATGAAAACCTACCATATCTACTTAAAGGAACGTTGTTTGTTTAAGAATTTGGATGAAGATGAGTTTAAAGTAATATGGGGCAGGTTGTATCACTCTTATTGGGATGATATTACATATAGCGAGGTTAGTGAAAAAGAATTAGAACAGTATGAGGAGGCTAGTTTCTAATGGGACACGTTCTTGATTTCCTTGAGGACTTTACTAATGATTGGGTTACTTGGTTAGCAGAAACCGATAAAGATCATATTGGTACAGATACTGTCTATGAAGGCGCTCGTTGTCCTTTTGCAAAGAAGGCTAAGGATGATGGTAAGATTAAGTATGTGAAAGTATATGATTACTTTTGTTCATATGACTTTTGGGAGGCAGTAAGTAAAGAGGTAGATGCCTTTGATGACACATATGATGTTGTCTTAGTTGTTGCTAAGAGTAATGCGGATCATATAAATCCCGATAATATGGGCGGCGGCGTCGATGGACTCAACACGTTTCTGAATGTAAAGGGAAAAGATATCTGGTTACTATGTAAAATAGATGAGATGTATACTATAGTAATGGTACAAAGAATAACAGCCCTTGATAATGCATCTAAACAATTAGAGGCTAAAGGATACTATGTTGGCCATTATAGTAAACGACAAATGGATAAGATCGTTACTGGCCGTGCAAAGTACCGAGAGAAGTTAGACAAATGAAAATGAAGGACGTAGATGTTTCGGTATTACCTAATTACGGAATACTAAACATAGATCTAGATGATGAGATGATGGACTATCTCTGGGATCTTATTATTACGACTTCACCCAAGGCTAAGTGGGATGGTAGAAAGTTGTTGTCAATGGAGAATTATAATGATAAGCAGTGGTCAATAGAGGATAAGGATCACGTATTCGCAGAGAAGGTTTTACAACCAGCAGCAGGCATATACTTTAAGAACTTTGGTACACCTTATAAACGAAAGTCTACTCATGAACATCAACTGGCCTTCAGTCGTTTCTGGTGTCGTGCTGCAACAAGAGGAGATTATCAGAGTTTACATAACCACCAAGGCATCTTTACTTTTGTTGTATGGATGAGAATACCCTTTGATGGTAAGGAGGAGAACGAATTACAGCCAGGATTTAGACCAGAGGCAGGTGATTTCTGTTTATGTTATCCCGATACATGTGGACAAATACAAAAAAGAGGTTGGACACTGGATTCTAGTTGGGAAGGTAAGATGGTATTCTTTCCTAGTGACATTGATCACATAGTATATCCACATTATACGACTGATGAGTTTCGTATATCACTTGCTGGAGATATAGCCTTGAATAGTCTGGAACCAATTGATAATATAGGGTAAGTTATGAATTTTATAGATAGGAATGAAATATTGGTTACTCGCAGATGAATATTGATCTGGATGTAAGCGAGTTGGAACTTCTATATGAATCACTTCAATTTCGCCTCGAAAACGATACCCATCTGATGTATCATCCGAATATACGGAAAGATCTAGAAGACATGATGGCAGTATGGGAAGATGAATACTTATAACGTTTTTATTGGCGACAATGAAGTTATGTCCGATGTTCAGGAAACGGACTTAAAACATAAATTAGAATTTTTAAGAGCGTATTTTACGCATTATCCTGATGATGAACTGCTAAAAGAAGAAATTAAAGTAGTTAAAAATGAAAATTGACAAAAAAGTGTTGCCAAACTACGGTATTTTAGACGTAGAATTGGAAAAAGAACACTTGGATCACCTCTATCACCTCATAGAGAAGTATGAACCCGATTGCGTCAAGCAACAATGGATGTTAATTGATGATGATCATCGATTTCAGAAGGGCGTACTCAATAATGTAGTTGGCGAGTACATAAAAGAGTGGGGATTTCCCACAGTATGCAAGTCAACACACATTCATGACCTTACTTTTCAGAAATTTTGGGTAAATAATACTGGAATTGGTCAATATCAATCATTACATAACCATGATGCCGTATTTTCTTTCGTAATTTGGTTAAAAATACCGTATGCTGCAAAGGTTGAACAAGAAATACCCGATACAATGCACCCAGAGGCGGGTGATTTCGTACTAAGTTACTCAGATATAACAGGAAAACACCGTAAAGTTAATTGGAAATTAGAAAAACAGTACAATGAGGGACATATGTTGCTGTTTCCTTCTGAATTACTACATGCCACATACCCTCATTTCCTAACAGAAGAGAAAAGAATATCTGTAGCGGGTGATATTGCGATTAATAGTCATGCTGTTGGTGAAATATACAATCAGGGCATGTTGTTAGGGCCTAAAAATAGTCAAGAATTTATAAAAGAAATCCATAATTAAAGCTGATATATAATATAACACTATGGACAAATTGATTTGACCGTGGTATACTTACTATGTACTGATTACAAGTTATGGCAAAAGGATTTACAGTAAAAGCTAATGCCCCTAAAACTAAGAAGGTCGAAGATGACTTTGATTTAGAAAAGGCAAAGGAATTAGCGAAAGGAAAAGCATTTGTTTTCTGTCTGCCTGGAAGAGGAGTATCATATATCTTCTTGAAAGCATTCGTTCAACTATGTTTTGACCTTGTTCAAAATGGATCTAGTATCCAAATCTCCCAAGACTACTCTTCGATGGTCAACTTCGCACGTTGCAAGTGCTTGGGCGCAAACGTTTTAAGAGGCCCAGACCAGATACCTTGGGATGGAAAACTAAAATATGACTATCAAATTTGGATTGACTCCGATATAGTATTTGACACAGAGAAGTTCTACCGTCTCGTATGGATGGATAAGGACATTGCTGCTGGTTGGTATTGCACAGAAGATGGAAAGACTACATCGGTTGCACATTGGTTAGAAGAAGATGACTTTGCTAAGAATGGCGGAGTTATGAATCACGAGACTATTGAGTCTATCTCTCGTCGTAGAAAACCTTTCACAGTTGACTACACAGGATTTGGTTGGCTTCTCATTAAGAATGGAGTCTTTGAAAATAAAGAGATGAAGTATCCTTGGTTTGCTCCAAAGATGCAAGTCTTCGAGTCTGGTGATGTACAAGACATGTGTGGTGAAGATGTTTCTTTCTGTCTCGATGCGAAAGAAGCAGGATATGAGATATGGTGTGATCCAAAGATTCGTGTTGGACATGAGAAAACTCGTGTGATCTAGTATGGCAGACCGTTTATACAAAGTAATGGAACTGGGTACTAA